CAATGGTTGGTACTAACGAGCCTAACGCATTTGCTATCGCTGACATTCAGCAAGCAACACGCATGGCTAACTACCCAGGTGCACCAATTGCATTCGGTGGAGCTGCGATGCAGCGTTATGCTAACGCGATGGCAGCAGGATGCTGCACTCAGTATGGTATCGACTTACTTGCAATCACTCAGCAAAACGGTTTCGGCTTTGCTTATGATGCTCGTTTAGCTGCTGCACAAGGTGATCAAACATCTGCATTGATAACAACAGCAGGAGCAATCCAGTGGTTGTCTTTCAACCTTGCAGAGTGGAACACTGGCATCACTCCAACGGCAGGAAGCAACTACTCTAAGACTTTAGTGTTCACTCCAGCAGGTGTACCTGTTGATTTGACAATGAAGGATGATTGTGGTAACTTATCAATCGTGTTAACTGCAACTGGTATCATCGCAACATTGCCGACTGACATCTACGAGGCAGGAGATAAGTTTGCAGGAGTTAACTACGTTAACTGCGTGTCTATCGTAAACCCAGCACCTTAATCTTTTAAGTGCAACAATGAAAATGGGGAGAGGTGCAAGCCTCTCCTTTTTTATTTATCTTTGTGAAAAATAAGACAGCCAATGTGCTACGAATCTCTACTCGGCTTACAAGGTTGCGACAGACCAGAGCCAACTACTGGCCTATACATCGATGATCTCGGCATCAATCAGACATTACTTGGGCAGCTAATCACAGACCAATACAACAGCGGTGTTGAATTGTTTGAAGCAAAGCGTGCATTCGCTTGGCGCAAGATGTCGACTGATATCTTAAGCAGACTAACACCAATGATGAAAGCGGACACTGTTGTGGAGTCAAAGCGCATCGGTCAAGTGGTGAGCAACGCTGCAAATATCGATGTTGCACTTGGTGCAAATAAGTACGCAGGCATCAGAGTAACTATTGATCCAAACACCGAAAGCTTTTTAAACTTCTATCTGTCAAACTTTAAGATTGACATCTACACAATGGCAACTCCTGTCGAGATTTTTGTTTACGACATGAGCACCTTGAAGCTGATTGATTCATTCTTCTACCAATCGGAAGCGGTTGAGCAGTTTATCGGAAAGACCTTCAAGGCTAATCGCCGCAAGTTAGATCTGGCATTTGTCTATGAGTCGCTTTATGATACAACCAAAATGATTCCTAAGAAGGGTCACTGCTTCGATTGCTCTGGCAATGTAAGAGGTGCACACATCTGCCCATTCGTGGATGCTGTTGGGATTGAGTTGACAGTGAGCGGTGATGATGTGATAAGTTCTAAGTCCAAGAAGTACACACAGGGCATGTCATTAGTTTACAATGTGAACTGCGACAGAGAAGCTTGGCTGTGCTCGATTGGTGGATTGATGGCAATGCCACTTGCTTATGCAACGGCGGTGGAGATTTATAACTACGGGTTGAGCGTGTCACCAAATCAGCGTGTCAACACTACGGTAAGCATCAACATAGGAAGCAAGCCATTTGCAACTGCCGATGCTAACGATGGTATGATTGCAGGGCGCGACATAGCAGCTACAAGATATAGCGAAGAGCTTACAGCGATGTTGCAGAACATGCGACTGCCAAGCGACAATACGTGCTTTGATTGCAGAAGAAATATGAAGTATGTAACTGCTCTCCCATAATGGCTACACCCAAGGAGATCAGCGGAAGGATTGATGCTTTATTCTCTGAGTGGAGTGGAGGCTTTACTCCGTTGAGATTTGCGGTGCAGGATATGCGCCGCGAGATGTACATTCGTATCTTTGGAATTGATACTGGCAGAGGGCAAAATCAAGCAGGCAATTTCCTTCCAACAAAACCATACACGAAAGCTTACGCAAAGATAAAAGCTGCAAACGGCAAACCACCTTTGGAGCTTACAGGATTCTTAAAGCGATCATTTGCAACAGACCAAACCACAGTTATAACTGAAGGCTTTGATACTGCAATTTACACTGTTGCAGATGAAGCAGGCAAGGTGGCAGGGCTTGAGAAACTTTACGGCACAATATTCAAACCAACAGCGGAGGAGCAAGCAAGGATGTTGCAGCTACATGCTGACTTACTTGTTGAGCAAATCTCAAATCAGATAAGCAAACCATGAACTTACTAAGGACCATAATTGAGCGTTTAAACCAACGCATTGAAGTTGCCAATATCTTCGACAAGCAGTTTGGACTTTGCGAGCTTAACGCTAACGGCAACGAAAAAGCGTGGGTGCATTACATCGGCAATGGGCAGGCAGAGGTAGTTACTAACTTCGATGCTAAGCAAGGAACATTGTTCTGGGCTAAGCGCGGCAAGGTGACAGTTGTCAAGACAGACGCATACAAGATGAGCGGCTGCAAGCAGTTGTATGTTACAAGCTTTCCGCTTACTGCTTATGCTGTGGTGCGCAAGAGCCATCTGCCATGCGATGGAGATGATGCTCAGGACTGGCTTGCATCGAGAATCTACAAGCTGACGAGTGGCACTGATCCACAATTCAAGCAGAACCTTGGAGTGATTAACTACGAGGTAATTCCAAGCGGTTACATCAACGAGATTAAGACCTTAACAGCGAACTATGAATGGGCATGTGTGACTGTTGACTTCGACATTCAAGTGATCACAACCACAGAAGATGGCTGCTATGACATTTGCGCAACAGGAGACATTCCGCTTCCAGACTTCCAACCTTGTACACCTTGCTTGACGGAGGTTGCTGTTGATGGCATCACCATAATTGGAAACGGAACGGAAGCCGATCCATTGATTGCAGTTGGTGGCGGCGGCGGTGGTGGTATTATGACTGCCATTGCATTCTCAACTGATCACTTAAGCGCAACTGGTAATCAGTATGTGATAGGTAATGTTGTTTGGTACAATGGAAACATCTACCGATGCATTGCAAACAATGATTCAATACTACCTACTAATGCTACGTATTGGACTAATCTTGGTGCTGGATTTCAAACCATAGAAAGACCTTCAGATTGGAATGCAACAACCGGCAACAATCAGATATTAAACAAGCCGACAATTCCTGCGGCTCAAGTAAATAGCGATTGGAATGCAACGAGTGGTCTTGCTGAGATTTTAAACAAGCCGACAATTCCAGTGCTTCCTGCAACCATTGTGGAAGATGTGACCGCAACAGCACCAATCGCATCAAGCGGAGGAGCAACGCCCGACATCAGCATAAGCCAAGCAGATGGAAGCACTGATGGATACCTAAGCAGCACCGATTGGAATACATTCGATGGCAAGTTCAATGTGCCAACAGGCACCAACACCGACTATCTTGATGGCACAGGAACACCGACACCATTCCCGACTATACCAACGGGCACTGTTACATCGGTTGCGGCAACAGTACCAAGCCCTACAAACCCTGCCTTCAGCGTTAACGTACCAAACTCAACCACCACTCCAAGCGTTGACATAACAGCAAACGGAGTTGTTAGCCAGTACGTTCGAGGCGATGGATCACTTGCTAACTTCCCTTTGGGTGGTGGCGGTGGTGCATCGGTTAACTATTACCTTAATGGCTCGGTAAGTCAAGGCACGATTTTAGGAAATCAATACTTTGAAATGAGCCGAGTTCCAGTTCTTGGAGCAGGGACAAACTTCACACGCACAAACGCGCAAGGTAATGGCTACATCGCACAATTCATAACAGATGCAGGCGACCCAAATCTTTTGGCAATACCTTCAGGCAATTGGAACTTTGAGACCTACTTCAATGCTTCGAGTGGCGGCGGAAATCCGAGCTTTTACATGGAGCTTTACAAGTACGATGGCGCAACCTTTACACTTATATCAACAGGGTCTACAAATCCCGAAGCTATTACAGGCGGAACTGTGGTCGATTTATATGTTAGTGCGCTTGCAGTACCTTCAACAGTATTGGCTGCAACTGATAGGCTTGCAGTACGCATTTTCGTAACAACATCGGGACGAAACATAACGCTTCATACTGAGGACAATAATCTTTGCCAAGTAATAACGACATTCACCACAGGGCTTAACGCATTGAACGGTTTAACAGCGCAAGTTCAAAACTTCGCAACCGGTACCAGTGGCACTGATTTCGGAATCAACTCGGCAACAGATACGCACACCTTCAACCTACCAACGGCGAGCGCATCCAACAGAGGAGCATTGAGCACTGCTGATTGGAGCACATTCAACGGCAAGCAAGACGCACTGGTAAGCGGTACAAACATCAAGACCATCAACTCGACATCATTGCTTGGCAGTGGCAACATTGCCATTGCATCTTTGGGAGTTTACAAGAACACTACCGATGGAGCTGCATCAAGTGGAACGTCTAACACGTTCAGTCAATCGGTGCTTGTTCCTGGAAACTCAGTTGTTGCAGGCAATATCCTTGAGTTTAAGTTGAGAGGTCGTAAGACTGGAGCAGCTAACACATACACGATACGCATCTATGCTAACTCGGCAAACAACTTAACTGGTGCTGTTTTACTTGGAGTTTATACTGGTGGTCAAACGGGAGCATTTGGGCAGCAAATGGTAAGGACTGGAGCAGTTAAAAATGCCACTACCAATACAGAGATGATGTCTACTGCTGTTACCAATGTCGCAACCGACTACCAAAATACTACCTTCTCAACTATCGCAGTGGATTGGACAACCGACAAGTATATCATCGGTGCTGTTCAGAATACCAATGGAGCAGACTCTTCTTTAATCTCACTAATATCAATGACAATTATATGATAGACATAACTCTCGAAGGCGGATACGTGACCTTCTATTCATCGGTGATAGGTGCAATCGCATCCAATGTGGAATCTGTTGAGGTGGTTGATGAGGACTGCGTTCACTTGGGCACTAACGTGGGAGTGTTCCTAATCAATGTTAATCAGTTCACTTTTAACGGCATCCAGTTCACCAATTCAACCAAGGCACTTAACTACATAACTAATAACTAACATCATGGCAGGAGTAAAAATAACAGACTTAGCAACAATCACATCAGCGGCAAGCAATGACTTGCTTTACATTGTGGATGTAAGCAACACCACTCAATCACCTGAGGGAACATCTTCGCAGATTGAGGTTGGTAATATGTTTAGCAGTGGCAGCTACACTCCGACAATCAGTGGAGAAACTAACTTGACTGCTACACCTAATGCTGCAACATATATCAAAGTAGGTAACATTGTTAATGTATCAATTCAATTAGAAATTAGTTTTGCTGCTGCTGAAAATTCTGGAGTTTTTGAATTGTCACTACCAGTTGCATCAAATTTCACAACTGTAAAGCAATGCTTAGGGTTGCTTCAATATTCTTATAATGGAACTGAATCTGAACTTGTAGCATTAACAATTGGAGCAAATACAACCAACAACACATGTCAAGTTGATATTGAAGTAGTGACAGATGAATTATCTATGCAATACGTAGTTTTACAATTCCAATATGAAATCTTCAGCTAACGGCATCCGACTCATACAGGAGTTTGAAGGCTTGCGTCTTACATCCTACCTATGCAGCGCATCTGTGCCTACCATTGGCTACGGCGCAACCTACTACCAAGACGGCAGCAAGGTAAAGCTTGGGCAAACGATTACCAGAGAGCAAGCCAATCAGATGCTAATCGACCATTTAAAAGAGTTCGAGGGTAGCGTGACTGGACTGCTTAATGGCACTAAGGTAAATCAGAATCAATTCGACGCGCTTGTAAGTTTTACCTATAACCTGGGTGCAGGAAACCTTGCCAAGTCGCAGCTGCTAAGATTTGTAAAAGCCAATCCTAACGATCCAAAAATTGCAGCCGAGTTCCACAAGTGGAACAGAGCAGGCGGCGAGGTTGTGACAGGGCTTGTAAGAAGGAGAAAGAAAGAGGCGCAACTATATTTTACTGCGGTCGTTCAATGAAAAAGCTGTACGAGATTTATCTTATCAAGCATCAAGCAGAGCCGTTTGTCATGCTTGATGAGATGAATCTTAGCTATGAGCAGTTCATCGAAAAATTAAAAACATCTTACTCATTCAATCAAATGTGGGGCAATGGCAAGGAAACCAGTAAGCAAACCAAGGCAAGTACTTGACATCGTTCTCAAGTATTGGAGGCCAACCATTGGCAGCTTGGTAATTCTTGGCTCCGTCTTCGCATTAATATTTAAGCAGATAAACACAGAGACACTCGCAGCAATTGTTGCCGCAATGGTAGCAGCAGGATACATACCAAAATCAAGTGACAATGGATGATGGAAGAGACACCGTACAAATAACAACAAGCCTCGATGCGGCTTGCGTGATTGGTATTGGCTGCAAGCTGCATACACATCATCATGTTATTCATCTCGAGCCGCAAGTGGTGTATCAATCGATGCAGAAATTCACTATCTTTGGCAAGCACTATTGCACTAATCAGTGGGGGCAAACATACGAGCTGCCATCTGATAAGCCAATACCAGAGCCAACAACGATGCAACAAATCTACGCAAGCGACACCATCAAGCCGAGTACTTCTGCATTCCTACTTGCACCAAAGCCCGAGGTAAAATTCATCATCAAGCCTCGTGCTGAGTTCAGAGAATATCAACCTACTATGGATGCGCCTGTGATGGGCTTGTTATTGACTTTTACCATTTACCTCACAGCACAATGGGCATGGAGCTCGATACCTGCTTGGTCTAACCTCTACAGCGAACTCAAGCAATGTCTTCGCTATTCATCTTAGAACATTCGATTGATTTATTCTATGTGGTCACTGATCAAGATGGAAAGATTGTGTCCAACAATGAGCTCTTTAAGAACTATGTGAGCCATATCAAGCCCACAAAAATTACCGACATCATAAGCATCGAAGGTGACAAGGATGATTTCATTAAGGCAATTGCAACAGCTCGCAAGCATTCGCCTGAGCCATCAAGAGTCTATGCTCGGACCAGGCAGAAGAATACAAGCGACAGATACAATGTTTGGAACTGCTTCGCCATTGCTGATACCTTGCACTTTGTCGGCATTCAAATGGTCGATGTGACAAGCATAAGCTCGCATGATTACGAACGGCAAAGAGTGCTCCTTGAGGAGTTCCGCTTTATGTTAAGCCATGAGCTGCGCCAACCATTGACCAACATCTCTGGACTTGTCCAGATACTTATGCAGCATCAAGGTGCAAGTGATGTCGACAAGAAGGATGTGCTTACCATGATCCACACATCAGTCAACAAGCTTGATGATGCAATCAAGATACTAATCAAGAAAGCAGCACGCGAATTATGACGGATCAGCAAGCGGACGAGAGACTGGTCAAGGTGGCCGCTTGGTATGTTATTGAAAGAGGCATGCCGGTATGCGTGGCATTGCAAATACTGCAAGCAGAGCTCAAGGATAAACGAGTATTTTGGGAAGCATCAAAGGAACTTATAAAACTTATACAACATGGAATCTGTACGTACTAAAATTATTTATTTGGCCGTACTAATTGTGCTGCTGTTTTTGTTGCTCAAATCTTGCTCTGACAATGTGCAATCCGATTACCGCCTTAAGCACACGATTTATGAGGACAGCATAGTTATAGCCTCGCAGAAGAAGATAATCGCACAGAAGAACTCTGATGCAGCCAAACAAGCGCAACAGATTGCAGAGCTCGAAGTCAAAGTCAAGAACGCATCAGAGGTTGTGCGCATCGAGACCAGGACAGTAATCAAAACGCAGATCAAGTTGGGTGATACGGTGATGATTGATAAGAAGCCATACATCCAACTGCCAAAGCCATTCCTCAAAACTACCGAATGGTACACAATCGGCGGCATGATAAATCGTCTCGGGTGGTTGCAGATTGATTCGCTTGTTATTCCTGCCAAGTTCACCTATGCTGTTGGTGATACCATGCGCACTGGCTTCTTCAACAAGCTTCTTAAAAAGAAGGACACAGTGGTGCGCATGAGAGTCGACAATCCGAATGTCGCAATCACCGGCATGGATAATATCTACATCAAAGAAGAAAAGAAGTGGCATCAAACAACTGCCTTCAAGTTGGGAGTTGGAATCATTATGGGAGTGGCCATCACATCTGTAGGAAAAAAGTAGAAATTTTATTGGGCTAAATATCAAGCACTTGCAAAGCGAGGTAAAAAATAATTGCCTAAATCTTAATTACCTATTGCGTATTCAAAATATAGCTGTACATTTGTCAAACAATCATTTACTCATTTACTCTTTTAATCTATGAACACTTATTTTAAATCACACGACAGCACGCAGTACTTCAACTACGATCATCTATCTGGCATCATGCTAACAATCGTCCAAGACGGTTGCCACCAAGGTCTCTTTCAGAGATGCGACAAGACATCACTTGTTCTTGTTCGCCAATACTCCAAGGAGATGCAACAAGGTTTGCATGAATCAGTGCGCACTTATCATCCTTCCGATGTTAACGAGTTCTTTAAGATGTATCAGAAGACATTGCACAATACTCAAGTATCATTCAATCAATTCATAAATCAAATCTAAATTAAACTATGGGCTTAAAAGCACCCTCAGGGAATAACACCTCCCGAGCAATCGCACCAGAAGGAGCGTTTGTTGCAAGATGTTACCAAATCGTTGACCTTGGAACAACGATGCAAACAGGACAATTTCCAGGTAAAAAACGCAAAGTGCAATTCATCTTTGAACTGCCAACAGAGCTGCACGAATTTGAACGTGGTGATGGCGAGAAGCCATTCTATGCTCGCAGCATCTACAACCTATCGATGAATGAGAAGGCAGTGCTCCGCCGCGACATCGAATCATGGGCAGGCAAAAAGATGAGCAACGAGATTGCGGAGAACTTCGACATCTTTACGCTACTTGGCAAGCCGTGCATGGTTAACATCACACACGTAACCAAAGGAGATGCAACGTATGCCAACATCATCGGCATGTCTCCAGTGCCGAAAGGATTGGTTTGTCCTCCTGCATTTAACAATGCATTATGTTACAACACCGAGGAGCATGATGAAGCTGTGTTTAGTCAGCTGCCCGAGTTCATTCAAGACAAGATTAAGATGTCTGACGAGTGGATTGCGAGAATCAGCAAGCCAATTCCAATGGAGCGAGCGGCTGCATTTGCAGCAGAGACTGAAGCAGAAACAGAAGATGACGGCTTTCCGTTTTAATAAATAACAAAGGGCGGTAATCAGCCGCCCTTTATTAAAAACATACATAAATCAATACACTATGAACGCAGCTAATATAGAGAACATTTCCGAGTTCTACAAGTCGCTAAACTCCTCTCAGGTTCTACGTGCTCAAGGCATGATTGAAGGTGCGCCAAGCATCATCGAAGACAAGCTCAGCTATGACATGAGCGCGGAGTCAATCAAGGCAGCAAACGATGCCATTAAGCACATCGAAAACAATCGCAAGATGGTGACCATTCCGCTTGACCAATACAAGAAGTCAATCATGGATGTGGAACGCGAGCACATCGCACCGCTCAAGGCTTACATCGAGCAGCGCAAAGCAATGATGATAGACTACTCCAACGAGCTTGAGCGCAAGAAGGCGGAAGCAGATGCAAAGATTGCACAGGATGCAGCTAATGCACTTAAGTCTGCAAGCAGCAGTGATGTGTCGGATATCTTCGCAAGCTTCACCGATGCAACAACAACCACAACGCTCGAGATGGATCACACAAAGAACATCCGAATCACCAAGAAAGCGGAGATAGTTGGCGAGGTAGATTGGATGACACTACTCTGGACACTGATGCAAGCAGAGATGTTTGATGTGGCCGAGTTACTCCGCAAGCTTCCAAAAGCAATGGAGATCACCAACATCACAGAGATACGCGGCATTGAACTAACAGAAGTAAAAACACAAGTAATCAGATAAAACCAAAAACCATGGAACCAATTATTTTTTTAGCAGGTACTCCCGAGTACAAAATTTTAAAGCAGATTCAGCCATTAATTGAACAGGCATTATTGCATTCTTTTCAAGCAGGTTATCAATGTGGAGAAAGTAATGCAATTAACAAACAATTAAAAGAGTTCAGTGAAATTCCAGATATGATAGAAGAAACTGAAAAGCTTTTTGAACGCAATGTAAAATATGGAACTTTTGATAGTGTTAAACACTTAACCTTTGAGTATTAATCAGATGAGCCCATTCGACAACATCCACTACGAATTCACGCAATTCAACCGCTACCTTGACACCATCATTGATCCTCGCGAATGCGAAAACGATACGATGGAAGCAAAGGTAAAAGAGGCAATCATCCAAGCCTACTCAAATGGTTACCATGACGGCCAACAGGACATGTTCAAACGCTTGCCAAAGCCAACATCACAAGGCGGAGAAGAAGGAGGCCGCGAGTATTATGACTCGCTGTAACTGGACGATGGAAGAGACCGAATTGCTGATTGAGTACTATCCGCATCGGTCCACAAAAGAGGTGGCATTCATCACTGGGAAATCAATCTCCCAGTGCTACGCCAAAGCCTTCGCACTTCAGCTGCATAAAACAGAAGAGTACCTGGCAACAGAAGCAAGTGGCAGGATCAAGAACAGCCGAGTAGAGTCGCAGTTTAAAAAAGGCCATGAGCCGTGGAACAAAGGCATGAAGGGGCTTGACATCGGAGGCAAGGAGACAAGATTCAAGAAGGGCACTGTGCCGCCAAACCACCGAGCAGTCGGATCAGAGCGCATCGATGAAGATGGATACACCTACATCAAGATTGCTGATCCTGGCAAGTGGGTACTCAAGCATCGGCACATCTACGAGCAGCACCATGGCAAGCTTGAGCCGCACATGATAGTCACATTCCGAGATAAAAATATATCGAATTTCGATATAGAAAATCTGGAAGCAATCACCAAAGTGGAGAACATGCAGCGCAATACCATCACAAAATATCCTAAACCAATTAGAGACACAATCAAAACACTAAACAAGTTATGGCAAGAAATAAAATCGAAGATTTAAGAGATCACTTATTTGAGATAATAGAGATGCTCAAAGAAAACGACATGGAGCTCGACAAGGCAAAAGCAATCGCAGACATCGCCCAGGTGATTGTCAACTCGGCAAAGGTTGAGGTTGACTTCATCAAGGTAGTACATGGCAACGGTAGTGGATTTATTCCATTGGATAAAAGACAGATAGAGGCATGATAAAAATCAGAATAGCAAATGTTGAAAAAGATATAGATTATCTTGAGTCAACAGTTCCAGTGCTTCCAAGAATAGGTGACAATATTGGCTTTTGGTCTGTAAATAAAAATAAAAACTATATATGGCGAATTGGAATTGTTGAATATTTAGTTTACGAATTTGATGAAGATCATAATTTTGAGATGGTTGAAATATCAATTAAAGTTGAGCAATGAGCCGCGACATCTACAACAGCATCGAAGCCATAAACGCATCAAGCATCAAGAGGCACTACACTGGCAGCATCCAATACGCTGCCGGTGCTCTCGAGCGCGGCGCGGAGTTTCATCGCAACCTGCTTGAGACAGAGCCAAAGGACATGCCGCCAAATGCCAAGCTGATTTACGATGCCATCATGAAGCATCCAATGCTCAAGCTCGTATTCGAGAAGTCCGCAAAGGAGATCACCTTTATCAAGGAGGTTGAGATTGATGGGCGCAAGGTGGCAGCAAAAGGCATCCTCGACTTGCACTGCCCGATGTACTCGATCAATGCAGACATCAAGACAACATCTTGCACTAACCTCCGAGCATTCGCTTCCGACATGACTAAGCACTACAACCACATCCAAGCCGTATGGTATTCATACCTTACTGGATACTCGCCAACAAACTTCTACTACATAGGAGTGCCCAATAAGTTCAAAGGTGAACTTTTTATCCATCGACATACACCTTCAGAAATTGAAGAAGCAGAAAACCTCATCAAAGAGTACTTGGTCCACAGAGGGCTTTGAGAATTACAGCTTTACCAACGTGATGTATTACTTCCTGCATCGCGACTTCATATACATAGAGACAAACTTCAAGCATCTTAAGATGATGTACAATCACTTCGATGATGCAACAGTATTCATCAGCCTTGCCGATGACACTAAGTATGTCGAGTACGTATGGAGCACACCTGGAAGAATTAAAACAACTTATAAATCACCTACATTTTATGACATCTACTTCCTTGAAAAAAGTACAGCAGCTCTGCAAAGATGGAGCGAAAGAACTTCTACAATCCAATGAGCAATACGCACATGCGATGGCACTGGTCTATGAACACATCGCATTATTCTGTGAGAATGAAATCCCCAACGAAAGACAGATGATCATCGACATCTGCAACGAATGCGCCAAGGATATGATGCTTGGCAATATAGCCCTCGGAAAGCCCGTGGGTGAGCAGTTATATAAGAAGAAGTACGCATGAAAAAGCAAACAGCAGTTGAGTGGTTGCAAGAAGCAATGAGCAACAAGTTAAGCAAAGAAATCGGGCCATCCTTTTTGGACTTATTTGAGCAAGCCAAAGAAATGGAAAAAGACCAAATAATGACAACAGCAGCACATTGTCATTTTGAAGGTGGAAATTATAAAATGAGTGGTTTAGAATTATTTGAATATGGTTTTAAATACTACACCTCAACCTACGGCTCATGATCCTCCGACCATACCAAGAGCGATTCATCAACAACATTGCTGCGAAGCTGCGCACCCATCGCAAGGTGGTTGCTCAGCTCGCAACAGGTGGAGGCAAGACAGTATGCTTCGCTGCGATATGTGACCGCTACTGCGCGAAGTCAACGCAAGATGTCTTGATACTTGTTCACCGCGAAGAACTGCTCACACAGGCATGCAAAGCAATCAACCTTCCAGTGCAGAAAGTGGTGGCCGGAATGAAGATCATCCCCAAAGCTCGCGTTTATGTCGCAATGGTTGAGTCAGCTCATAAGCGGCTGCACCTTCTTGAGAACATCGGCATGGTGATCGTTGACGAGTGCCACATCGGGAACTTTACCAAGGTGATTGAGCACTTCAAAGAGCCGCTTATCATCGGCTTTACTGCCACACCGCTTGCAGCCAAGAAGACCAACCCACTGCGCAACTATTTCACTGACATCGTTTGCGGCATCGACATACCAGAGTTAATCGAACAAGGCTTCCTATGTCAGGACTTTACCTACTCTGCAAGAAATATTGTTGATAGAAGGTTTATAAAAATGAAAGGCGGAGATTTTGACCAAGGGCAAATGGCAGAAATGTACAAAGACCCTAAGTATGTTATAACAACCTTAAAAGCTTATAAAGAATACGCATTAAATACCAAGACCCTAATCTTCAATTGCAATGTAGAGCACTCGAAAGCAGTCAATGCAGCCTTTATAGAAGCAGGATATAACTCCAAACATCTGGATGCTGATTCAAACGACAGGGCAGAAGTGCTCGAGTGGTTTGCCAACACTCCAGATGCAATCCTAAACAACATAGGAATTGCAACAACAGGATTTGATCAACCCGACATTCAATCGGTAATGATTAACAAGGCAACAGCATCGATGCCCTTATGGCTTCAGATGTGCGGCAGAGGCGCAAGGCCACATGAATCAAAGATTGCATTTACAATAGTTGATCTTGGTGGAAACTGCAATGTGCATGGCCTTTGGTCTTCACCTCGAGATTGGTATCGTATCTTCCACAAACCAGATAAAAAGAAAGAAGGCGGAGTGGCTCCGGTAAAAGAATGCCCTAACTGCGGCGCAATGCATCACACAGCAAAGAAGGTTTGCGATGCCATCCCAGCTGGCCAACTGTTTCAATGTGGCTACAAATTCCCTCCAATTATAGTTCCAGATAGTGGATTGCAGGAGTTTGTTTTGATGGGGAATTCAATCGATATCAAGAAGCTTATCAAAATGAATGAGCATCACAAAGAATATAGATCCCTATTCGTATCCATTGAACACGTTGCTATGCTTGCGAAAAAGACCATAAAAGAAATTAATGACGAGAACTATATCGAAATTAAAAAAAAGAATGACGAAATTGCTAGGCTCTGGTGCATCGAACGAAAAAGGAAATTTAATCACTTCCATCGTAAGCTTGCAGATGAAAAACTAAAAACAATGCTAAATCAATTATACAATGCTCATCTCACACTATAAGAACATCCATGACTCCCAAGACACCGACATCGAACTTGCAAGCTTCCTCGAAGGAGTGCAATCTGGCAAGTGGCAAGATATCGTTTTCGATGTGCGCAACGCACCAACAAAAGAAATAAAAGACCTTAAGAAGAAGACCGCTCCACTGGTCACAGTCAGCGGCTCCTTCTCAGCTCGCAAGGATGATGCACTCAGAAAGCACTCCAACTTCATAGCAATTGACATTGATAACCTCGATGATGCCGCCGAAACAAAAAAGCGCATAAGTCAAGATGCATTTATCTATGCTGCCTTTCTATCCATCGGAGGCAATGGCTTATGCTTAATCGTAAAGATTGACGGCACTCGACACCTCGATGCATTCAATGGCATTGCTGCGTACTTATACAACGAGTATCAGCTTATTGTGGACCAGTCCGGCAAGAACGTATCTCGAGCTCGATTCGTTTCTTACGATCCTTTTATGCTGCTCAACACCAAGTCAGCAACATTCAAGAAGTATCTTCCGAAAAAGAAGGAGCAGAAGCATCCAAAGGTGATGGTAATCAAAACCGACTTTGATGCAATGATTAAGCAGATGGATGAGAAAGGCATCAACCTATGCGAAGACTACTCCGATTGGCTAAGTATCTGCTATGCGCTAATCCAAGAGTTCCAAGAGCAAGGCCGCGAATATTTTCACACCTTATCATCGCACTCCTCCAAGTACAACTCAATCGACTGCGACAGCCAGTTCGATGCTTGTCTTAAGAACCATAGCGAATCCAAAAGCAAGAAGTCGACAATCGGCACTATCTACTACCATGCAAAGCAGAACGGGATCAATGTATATTCAGAGCACACTAAGGCAATTGCGCGATTCACAACATCGCAAAAGGCGGCAGGGCTTTCAGCTGACAGCATCGTTAAGTCGCTCGAGGTATCTGGATATAGTCCTGAGGACTCGAAAGAAATAGTTGAGCAAATCGTTAGCAAGGACATCAAGTTTAAATCCGATTCAATAAGCACCGACATCGCAGCATTTGTCAACACCTACGATCTGCGAAGGAACTTAATCACTCGCAACATCGAGCTCAACGGAAAGCCGATTGATGACAACGACATCAACTCCATCTTCCTGGATTCGAAAGCAGTGTTTAAAGAATCAAGCAAGGACCTGGTGACATCGATACTATTCTCAAATAGAATCAACACTTACAACCCACTGCACGAATTCTTTGAGCAGGATCTGTTCCAACCTATCAACTTTAAATATCCTAACCTTCAGCTACTTCTTGCGAGTGTCATCTCTGACACACCTAATGCAGACATGTACATCACTCGATGGCTGCTTTCTGCTGTCGCATCTGCATACGGTATCCACTCGCCACTGGTCTTGATATTTTGCGGAGAAAAGCAAGGCACTGGTAAAACACATTGGTTCCGGTATCTGCTTCCCAAAGAACTGCGCTACCTATTCGCTGAGTCCAAGATGGATGCCGGAAAGGATGACGAAATCCTAATGTGCAAAAAGTGGTTTATCCTTGATGATGAGTACGGTGGAAAGTCCAAGAAGGAAGACAAGCGACTTAAGGAGCTAACCTCTAAAGAGTTTATCAATGTGCGCGAGCCATACGGAAGAGTATCACTTGATATCAGAAGGCTTGCAGTATTCTGCGGAACATCAAACGAAACGCAGCTACTTAACGATCCAACAGGAAACCGCAGGCAGATACCTCTGCACATCCTTGACATCGATCATGAGCTTTATAACCAGTGCGACAAGGCTGCACTTTGGCGCGAGCTGTATTGCATGTTCCAAGCAGGATGCGAGCACACAATTCTTAAAGAAGATATTATCAAGCTAAACCAAGCAACAGAGATGTTTAAGCTATCGACTCCAGAGGACGATCTTATCAACAAGAAGATTTCTCCTGCATCTGAGACATCAGTTGGAGAGTGGATGTCGCTCACCGACATACAACAGTACCTCATGCTCGAGACGAAATTTAACTACCTCAACACGCAGCGCATCGGCTCAATTTTAACCACACTTGGATTCCGAAAAGAGCGCAGAGGCAAACGTGGTCAGTTAGTTATGATGTACAACATCTTCAAAAACTTTGAATAATTGCATCATCTTGCATCAGCTTAGTCAAAACAAGGCTGATGCACGGAGTTGCTACTGCCACAACATTCACAGAGGATTGCATCAGCATCATCTTGATTTATTAATAATTAACAGAATATATATATACATGCACACACACACACACATACACACACACATAAGCAACCTCCAAAGTGTGAAAAAGTGGGTGATGCAGATGATGCAGATGATGCAATGAGCGAAGTACAAAACCAAGCGAGAGCCTTCCAAAACCTTTGGAACGCCCGCCCAGACTTAAGAGGACGCATTTTTGCGATCAACAACAACTCAATCAACGGCATCAAGGGTGCAATGAATAAAGCAATGGGAGTCATTGCCGGTGTTGCTGACATGTGCTTCCTCAAGCCAAACGGCAAGACATGTTGGATTGAATGGAAGACCGACATCGGCAAGCAGTCACCTCAGCAAATCAGCTTCGAGAAGCTTTGCCTATCACTCGGGCATGAGTATCACATTGTAAGAAGTGAGGCAGAATTTTTAAAAATCATTAACGATGGAATTGACAATTGAAGAGAAGATCATTAAGACCATGAACGAGTATTATCCAATCGAGGGCAAGATTGTCGATGGCTGCGTGACATATCATTCAACACAGCGAACGCATGAAAGCTTCAGGATGCACTTGATGAATGCCAACCCCGAGAGCATCGTCTACATGTACTACTTAAAACGATGCGCTCGATGGATTAAGATTTTGAAATTGCACAATCAAAAGTTAATTCCTATATTTGCAGGCAATGGAACAGATAGTTAACACGCACGGCGGCAAAAGGAAAGGAGCTGGCCCGAAGTTTAAGTACGGAGAGGACACTTGCAACATAACTTTGCGAGTGCCTAAGAGCAAGAAGGAGGATATCAAGCGACTTATTTACTCATACCTTGAACAGTACAAATCAAAACGCACAGAAGATTATGGCTGCTAACAGATGGCGAAGTGGATACATGAGGCTGCAAGATGACACCTTTACTGGAT